GGATCTGCGGCTCCAAGTCGGCAATCTTGCTGTAGATCTGATCGACGATGTGCATCTTGTCGGCCATGAACTCCTTGAAGACGAACTGACCAGCCATCGAGCGAATCAACGGCACGGCCAGCAGCCCGACAACCTTGTTGGCGTCGCCGGCGGCGGCCGCTTCGCGCATCTGAGGCACGATGTATTCGTCGAGGAAGAACTTGCCCGTGATGGCCAGGTTCTCGTTCGAGCCGGCAAAGCGCTGACCCATGCACTTTTCGATGCGCGCATCTTCGAGGACGTTCATCATCGACTTCGCGCCCGCCTTGTGTGCGTCCTCGATCAGCGTGAAGTCACTGAACAGGATGTGGGCAACTTCGTGATCCAAAAAACCCTGAATGGCCAAGCACAGCGACTCGGGCGAGTTGTCTGGCAGAAACGGCAGGTTAACCAGGATGGGCACGCCCGCCTTGTCGCATTGAACGTAGGCGCTGATGCCGCGCTGCGTCACTTCGATGCCCTTGCCGGACAGAATTTGAGCGATCTTGACGACCGCATCGCGGAGGATGAGAACACGTTCGTTCATTTGAAAATTCCCGTTTAAGTCACAATTGACTGACAACCTGAATCATAAAAAAAAGTGTCAGGCAATGGTGTGGAAATGCACACATTGCCTGACACGGTCAGCGTCAAACAGCCACAATGACGGAAGAGCCGAGCGTCGAACTGAACAGAACGAGCTTGCCCTGGACAGGATGATCGAGCTTGTAGACGATGGAGTGTCCGATGTCTACTTTGCTGTGGACTGTTGACTCATCAAGAATGTTGGCGCCATCTTCATGGGAGACGACGGCCAGATCTTGTTGTTGGGAACGCATACGGTGAGTGCCTTTCGGTAATTCATCAGTGACTAACTTGTGCGCTAATTGTAGTCGGTTTTTTTCTAATGTGACAACAGTAGTCACACCTTACCGCCGAGCGGCACACTCACTCAGCATTGACGAACGTGGCTTTGGGGCTACAATGCAGCCGTTAGCTCATAGCTTACTTACTAAGGGTCTATACTGTGACAATCGCAAATTTAGACCATTTTGGTCCGACAGTTTTGTCAGTGCGTAACAAAGGGAGGAACCATGACTGAACCCAAAAAGTCGAAAGTGAAAAACAAGGCAGTTCAAGACAAGACTGTCGCTGAGTTTTTCAGCTGGCAAGTTGATCTGTGCGGCAAGACGCAAAAGCAGATTGCCGAAGAAGCCGGCTTTCAAAAGCCGAACATCATCACGATGTTCAAGAAAGGCGACACCAAGTTGCCCTTGGAAAAGATTGGCCGCATCGCCAAAGCGATCGATGTCGATCCCATCCACCTGATGTGCATGTGCCTTCGCGAATACATGCCGGAAACTTTCTGGGAAATTGAAAAGATGTTTGGCCAGCCGGTTCTGACGGCCAACGAGCTGGAAATTTTGGAGATCGTTCGTCGGTCCAACGTTGTCAACCCTCGGGTTCGCACTGACCAGGAAAGGGCAGCTATCTTGAATGCGGTCAACAGCCTCAAGCCCGACAACGCCGTGAACGACTGACGCAAAAGCGTTCATTGGCGCAAACCCAGGTCGATGCATAGAAATGTGCATTGCCTGGGTTTTTTTATTGCGTTGCGTCATATGCATGTCAAATTTTTCTTGTCTTAACGTTTGGCGGCATTGAAGCACAACTTTACGCTTTGCATACAAAATCAGACACGAACCCCTTATCCGAAGGGTGACCAGTTACAGCTTTCTTCTTATCGTGAAATTTCTATGCTCATGAGTGACTGAGAAGTTATTGCCACTTTTGTCACTTTTGGCCTAAAGCGTGACGGAAGTCACGCTCTTCAAGAATGTCCTGAAATCTTTCTTTTCGGACATTTGCTGTTTGGCCGCTACAGTCGAGGCGTCTACACTGCCTTCATGAAGCAAGGAAAGGCACCTTTCGTCCCTGACGACGCCCTGGAGCGCACACTTCGCGCCCAGCGTGGCCATCACGCCCTGCGCAACCAGACCATCCTGCTGATCTCTCACTTCATGGGCCTGCGCGCGATGGAGCTGGCTGCCTTGAAGGTCAGTGACGTCTTCGACCCAGGCACCGGCCAGGTCAAGGAAGTCGTCCGCTTGACGGCCAACATGACCAAGGGCGAAAAGTTCCGCGAAGTCTTCCTGGTTGACGAGGTGGCACGCGACCACGTCAGGCGTCACCTGATCACCCGAGGGCGCCACCTGGACGCGCCACTGTTTCTGTCTCAGAAGGGTGGCCCTTTTTCGGCCAACACCATGCAGAAGCTCATCGCCAACGTCTACGCGAAGGCGAAAGTGTCCGCCTCGTCCCACTCTGGCCGGCGCTCCTTCGCAACCAGGCTGATCAACTCTGGCGCGGACATCTACTCCGTCAAGGAGCTTCTGGGCCACTCCTCGATCGTGACCACCCAGGTCTACTTCGCCACCGACCCTCTGCGTCTCAAGCGTCTGGCACAGCTGCGCTAACTCTGCTGTATAGGCTGCACGTGCTAGCCGTGCTATACACGCTAGCTATCCTATAAAAGCTGCAATTGCTAGGCTATATAGCAAATGCAGCATTGATAGGCTATCAATGCTGTAGCGAATAGGCTAATTAGCTTGCATATCATTTATAGGCCGCCTATAATGCATAGCATGTCTAGGCTTTGTAGCCTTCAAAGGAGAAATGGATGCTAATCCTCGTAGCCAATGAGAAGGGCGGCGTCGGCAAGACCACGATCGCCGTCAACCTGGCGGCCATGTGCGTTCTCGCCGGCAAGGAAACCTTGCTGATCGACACCGACAAGCAAGAGTCGGCGTCTGCCTGGGCGGGCGTTCGCCACGAAAGTGAGATCGTCCCGTCAGTCACCTGCGTGGCCAAAACGGGCAAGGTGGGCTTTGATCTGGTCAAGCTCAAGGACAAGTTTGACGTGATTATTGTGGACGCTGGTGGTCGAGACTCCATTGAAATGCGTCAGGCGATGGCGGTCTGCGAGTTCGCCCTGATCCCCATCAAGCCGGCGCAGTTCGACGTGTGGTCGCTGTCGCGCATGGCGCAGCTGGTCGAGGAGATCAAGGAAAAGACCGGTGAGCCGGTCAACGCCAAGGCTTTCATCAACGGCGCCTCGCCCAACCCGGCCGTGCGCGAAACCCAAGAAGTTAAGGAAGCGCTCAAGGACTACGTCGAGGTTTTCCCGACACTGGAGACAGTGATCACCGAGCGCATCGCCTTTCGCAAGGCAGCCAGGGAGGGCATGGGCGTCATCGAGCTACCTGCCGCTCTGTCCGATCCCAAGGCCAATTTGGAGCTGATGGCTCTTTACCAGGAGATTTTCAATGAGCAATGGAACTCAGCCACGACTTCGCACACAGCCGCCTAAGAGCGGCAGCCAGGCCGACGCGCTCAAGCGCCTTGAGCAGCTTGACGGCTGGACGGAAGAGCCGGCAAAGGCCGCGGCCGACGCTATCGGAGCTACCCAAGCTATACATGCTAGCTCTGCTATACGGCCTAGCAATGCTGCAGAGGATGCACAACTTGCGCAGGCTGTAGAGCCTGCAAAGCCTGTGCAGGCTGTAAAGGCTGCAAAGAAGACACAGCCTGTGCAGCAGTATCCCTGGGCCACGGCCGAGCAGGGTTGGCGCCCGGTCATGCGCCAGTTCAACATCCGGGTGACTGAGGACGTCTACCTGCGCCTAAAATGGTTGGGCGAGACCACCTACGGCTCCAACATGACGCAGATCGCCATCGAGGCCATCACGGATCGCGTCACGGCCATGCTCAAGGAGCGAGGGGTAAAGTGATGGACATCAAAGACTTTCGCCTGGCCCAGATCGAGCAAGGCGAGCTGTGGGACGAGCTGAAGGTGGAGGGCCTGTGGGTCCACGTCACCAACGGCATCGTCACCAAAGGCTTACTGGCCGAAATGGGGCCGGTCGCTTGGGCCGTCTACACCGTGATCAAGGTGCATGCCAACATGGAGACGGGCAAGGCCAGGCCCTCGGTGGCGCGCATCGCGGAGCTGATCGGCATGTCTCACGACACCGTTCACCGCGCCATCAACCGTCTGGTCGAGCTGGACCTGCTGACCATTGGTAAGGCCGGCAAGACCAACGAATACATCATTCAGGAGAAGATCCACTTGAGCACTCTACAGGGCGAGCCGTTTGGCGTGGCTGAGCGCCCCTACGCGCCGCTGCAGTTCGGTCAGTTCATCAGCCAGCTCAAGGCTTTTGCCGCTTCGGGCAACGTGCCTGGCGACCGCAGCATTCAGATCAACGTGACGCTTAACGTCCACCAGGGCGATGTGGTCAATGTGGCTGGCGACCAGAACAACATCAACCACACTGGCACTGGCGATGTGACCATTCAGAAGATTGAAGTGCGTGGCGCTGAGCGCGACGAGAGCCTGGCGGACCTGCAGCGTAAGGTCAGGAACAAGCTGCGAAAGCTCTAATGCAGGGGAAGGGCGTATGCAACTCCAAGCTCTTGCGCCAGCGCTTCAAGCCGTTTGTCAATCGTCCAGAGCTTTGCCTGCGGCGTGATCAGCACTGACGCCAAAATCTGCAAATCAATAGCGCCACAGCCCCGTCCGTAAAGGGCGTGCGCCTCTGCGAACTCAAGAGTCTCGCTCCAGGTTGCCAGCTCCGTCGTTGGCAAGGTCAGCAAGTCATTGATCGTCTGTCGACGCGCCGGCGGCGTGCCGCACCCAATTTCCAGGATGACCATTGGGTGTATCAACAATTCGCGCGCGCTGGCCAACTCGGTCAGCCGCTCGTCTTTGGACCGAAAGTGCGCAATCCAAACAGATGTGTCAGCAAGTATCACCCTTGCGCCTCTGGCTCAAACCGCCTGCGGGGCACGTCTTGCATGTCTGGCACTGTGCCGCCAAGTGCAGCAAGCCTCTTACCGGCGCGCACCTGAACAAACACCTTCATCGCCTCCCGAAAGATGTCGGCTTTGTCCATGTTTGGGTCGGCCAACTCAAGCGCCTTTTCGTAAAGCGCGTCATCGACAGTGACGGTGGTTCTCATGGGAAATTCCCCTTCAATCAAACATGATGCAATTATGCATCACTGGTGATGGAATCACAAGCGCCTCGTCGATGTCCGAAAACTTCTTCCATCAAGACCGGACTTCGGGCTGCTTCAAAAGCGAGCAGGCCGTTGCGGCACTTGTCCAGTCTCCATTTATAGGAGGCTCTCTTATTTGTGCCGCACGGGTGCGTGTGGATAGCCGCGAATTGCCCGCACGGGTGCGATACGACTTGTCCACAGCTGCCGCATGGGTGCGGCACGTTGAAAACTATCCACAGATTTGACCTGTGGATAAGTCATCGCGGAGACACGCCTTTACCCGACAATGCCTGAGCAATTTGCTCGATGCCAGCGATCATCTGGTAGGCGCGTCGTTTACGTTCTTCGTGCGACAAGTGAGCCTCTGTCCGGTCATAGAACTGGTCGAATGTGGAGCGCTTGCAAAACTGCGCAAGCTGCCAAGCTACGTTCTGGTCGAGGCTGACATTGATGTCGATGGACTCTTTTATGTTTGCCACGACACTATTTATGTCAAATAGACGATGCGTCTGTAGGCGACGACCAGCTCGCCCCAAGTGCGCCCGAAGGTGTCGAACACTTCCTGCTCCAGGCCGAACAAGGGCATTGCCTTGTCGTCAACATTGCGCCAGAACGCATACTTGCTGGTCAGGCTGATGGGCTGCACCCTGAGCGCCGTCGCGGCCGTCTGGCTCAAGCCTCGCAGGGTGCGCGCCTTTTGTCTCGTCAGCGTCACGACCTGATCGACGGGCATGCCCGTCTCCAGCCCAAACAGGATCGCAGCGGGCATAGGCCTGGGCATCAGCTCAAAGCCAGCAGCAAGCTCGCATGATGCGATGATGTCTTCGACTGGCTCTTTGTAGTCGAGCATCGGCACGCTACCTCTGCCCAAAGCGGCGCCAACCTTTTTGACGACAAAGTCGATGGTGGCGTCTGCCTGGGCTTTGCGCCCTTGCATGGCAAGTCTGGCTCGAAAAGCCGAAAGCTGCGCCGGGATGATCTGATCGACCGGCTTGTTCCACAGCGGCGACGAAGTGATTGGCGAAGCGCCAAGGGCGGGCGCAAGGCCCGCGATGTCTTTGAGTGCCAGCATGATTTCCTCCGAAGACCGAAGGTTATCATCCTGGCGTGCGCTATGTCACGAGGCGCCGTCCTTGAACTGCGCAATGCTGGCGCGCACTTCACTGACTTCAGCTTGCGCCTTTTCGATGGCCGTTTCCATTTCTTGCCGAAGAGCGATGAAGCCATCGTAAAACCTGGCCAACGTCTGCGCCTCACGCAAAAAGTCCAGCAGACATACCAGACTCATCACAAACAACCACGAGCCAAAGTTGCCCGTGAGCCTGGCGAAGTAGACTGCGCAAAAAGCCCACGCGAGCCAGTAGACGAGCTTGACGAACATCATGTCAACTCCTTGACAAGGTTCATCACCGAATCCGTGATGTCTTTTTGATTGTCTCCAGCGAAGCGTGAAATGAAGACTTCGTAAGGCGAGTCACCTCGTTCAGCCTCCTCAATCCATTTGGCTTCTGTCGTCGCCATTTCAGCCAGGCGGCGCGAGTAAGACTTCATGACCGACTCAAGCGCCTGCGCTGGCTTGACGGAAAGCTCGGTGTTCAACGCGTCGGCGATGAGACGAGCTATCACGCGTTTGACACGGAGCTTAACTGGGCCATCCACGAACACTGGCAAGATGGGTTGATTGAGCGCGCCGGCGAATGCGTCGATCTGCTTTTGGCCAACCGGCTCACAGACCACCACCACTGGCTTTTCCTCAGCCAGCTTGTCCAGCATTTCCTTGAGACTCACGCCATACTTGTAGCCGCCAAACTCCAGGTGCTCAACCAGGCCGCCTGTTTCGCGCAGCGCGTCAAATTCCTGATCCGACACAAAGTGGTAGTGCTTGCCGTTGATTTCGCCAGCTCGCATGGGCCTGGTCGTGGTGGAGACAATGGTCCGGCAGCCGCGTTTGACCAGGAGCTTTTCGAGCGTGGACTTGCCCGAGGCGGTCGGGCCAGTGAGTGTGATAATCATGTGGCCGTCTCCTGGTCTGATTTGGCAGCCAGCTTGTTGGTGATCATGGACAGAAAGCGGGTCATCGCGAACAGCGGCACTTCATTGCCATTGCGATCGATGACCTGGACCAGGCCGCCATTTCTAGCGGTAGGGATCACGCGCTCTGTCCACGGGAACGTGGCTTTGATAGCTTCGAACTCTGGCTGATTCATTGCCTACCAACCCAAAACCAAAGCGACAGCGCTCACCACTGCCAAAACTGTGGTGACGACAACCAGGGCGCCTGCGCCAGCTTGGCGCAAGCACTTTTCCCGGTAGTTGTCGAAGTGCTTGTTTTTCATAAGTTACGCTGCCTTCTTGATGGCCTGGCCGAGAATGGCCGCTTCCTTCTGATCGAACACCTGCTGCAAGCTGTCCGCGGTGGTCTTGTCGATGCGGTAGCTGCCTTCAGCCATGCGGGGCAAGAACAGCGAGTGCAACTCGTTGGATTCGCTGGGCAACGTGATGTCGTTGGCCACGACAGTCAGGATGCGGCCGATGAAGTCGTCAGGGTTGGCTTCAACGGCATCGCGCAGCTTCTCGTTCTTGACCGTGACGTCCACGCTCAGCAGCCGATCGCTGGTCACGCAGGCGAAAGTGCCGGGCCGGCCTTCGTTCTTGGTGCCCTCCTTGCCTGGCAAGATGCCCACGATCTCCAGATCGACTTCAAACTCCAGCTTGAGCTTGACCTGCCACTTGGACGTGCCGTCCTTCCAGATCAGTTCGGCCGGATGCTTGATGACCGTGCCTTCCTTGCCTTGCTTCATCAGCTCACCGGCATGCTTGTAGGCTTCAGCCAAGCTGCGCACGATGCGCGTCGGGATCAAACGCACGGCGCCCTGGCCGCGGCCGAGCAGAAGCTCAACAATCTCCACAAGCCTGGCCTTATATGGCACATCGAACGAGCCTTTGGGTCTGACGTTGGCCAACGGCACGCGGTCCCACAGCATGAAGACTGGACGCTCGTTGGCGGCGAAGTCGCCACCGCTGATGACAGGGTTGAGCACGCCATTGCCGTCTTCGCGCTTGCAAATGACGCCATTGCGCTCCACAACGATCTCGCCGTGATGCTCGAAGCCAGGCTCCATCGCGACGATGATCTCATCGGTGATGGCTTTGAACTTCTCGACAGGCAGTTCATTGCCCTGGCGGGTGCGCATGCTGATCGAGCCGTCTGGCCAGTAGTCCAGGTTGTCGAACATGCCGTCAGCCTTCTCTTGGCTGATCACGCCTTCGGCCCAGGGCCAGGACGCCAGGTCCGCGTCTTTGGGCAGCGAGCAGCGCATGTAGGCGAACTCGGGAATCAGACCCTTGACTGCCTTGTTGATCGTGGACTCGCTGAAGCCGGCCCGCAGGTTCTTACGCAGGATGCGCTTGAGCAGTTCGGCGCTGTCGGACGTCAGTCGCTCAAGCTCGCGCTGAATGGCGCCAAATGCCGCCGCACCGGTCAGATGTCGCATGGCCAAGTTGTCCAAGATGTTCCAAGTGCCTTCGTCGAACTGCTCGCCACAAGGGTTGTGGTTGTAGTTGGGCAGCGCCTGAACGCCAAAGGTGATGAAAGGGTCGTAGGCATATTTGAGGATGCGCACGAACTCTTCCGACTCGGCGGCGGCACTCACCTTTGCCTGCTTGCCCAACTTGGAGGCGTCGGCGGCAATGGCCTCGATGATTTGCAGAGCCTCGTCAGACCCCAGAACAGATACTTCACTCATGACTTACTCCATTATGCACAGGTTTGGATTTGGCCGCAAGCGATGCTCTGGCCAGTTCAAGAAGGCTCATGCCAGACTTGGCCTCTGCGGGCGGTGCAGAGGGCTTGTTGATGGCGGTATTAAGGGCGGCTGCGTAGTCGCCCACATCGCTGTCAAGAAAATGCTTGGGCGCTGCGGGCGGCGGTGCTTTGGGCTTGACTTTGGCCTTGACCCAGTTCACTGCCTCTGCGATAACCTCGCGCGCCGTATTGCCTTCGCGCAAATCGATGAACTCGCGCAGCTTGCGGCGGTTGATGAAGTAGATGGCCTGGCCGGCGTCGATCTCTTCCTTGCGCATGGCTTGCGCTGGGCACTCGCCTCGGTTGATGGCAGTCGCACACTCGGGCTGCGAGGGCAGGCTTTTGCCGTCAGCGCGCAGCTGGATGCGGCTCAAGCACGCTGCGTAGGCGGGGCGCGAACCAACAACCTGGCAGGTGTCGACATAGCAGGCGTTGCCGCCTTGCTTGCTGGCGTCCACTGGGTAGATTTCGATGTCTTCGAAGCCAACGATGGCCTGCGGGCGATTCTTGCTCATTACCATGACCCCCAATCTGCGCCGCGAACTGGTTCGGGCTTCGGTTCAACAAATGCTGGCACGGACTTGCCAAACGTTGCTCTGATCTCTGCCGTCTCAGACATGGCAGAGTCAAAGCCGAGTGCGTTCATGATGGCCTCGACGGTCTTCAGGTCGTAGTGCCCGGCCAGCTTTTCGCGCATCTCGGCGTTTGCGACATTGAAGCTGTTGGCCGTCGTTCCGGCCGCTTTCTTGCCGGCACCCAGCTTGAACAGGCCATAGCCTGTGATCAGATTTTGGTAGCCCCGACCGCTTTTTTCGGATCTCTTTTTGGCAGCCGCGGTGATTGCCGAGCCTGAACTTGCACACCGCTCGATCTTGACCTGACCGCCGCCATTGCCGGCTTCGCCCATTTTTCCCCAACGAAACACGGTCGCATGACGTCCGCCCGCGTTATTGTGGAATTGGACAATTTCGTAAAACTTCGTGCCACCTTCATGGCCCATGAACTCAGGTCGAATCTCGACTTGCATGTTGTCCTCCGCAGCAGACTCGCTGCAAAACTCAATGACTGAATGATAGTGATCAAAAGCAGGATAGTATAGTCACTTATGACTTATCCTGATGGTTTGCCTATGCTGTTCGCCTTGCCAAACGCAGACGCACCGCAACCGCCTCATTGACTACCTGAGCCTTCCAGAACGCATCGCGCACCACGCTAGGCGCCACCTCGTTGGGGTCTTTGTCTTTGGGCAGGACCGCAATGCGCGCCACAAAGCCGTATTTGCGCAGCAGCAGGCCTGTCTCGATCGCATCCTCGATGGCGCGCTGCTCGCCGTCCCACATGATCGTGACCGTCTTGAGCCCGCCCTCCTGCAACTTGAGCAGTTTGGCCAGCTGACTGTCGTCATCACCGTGCGACAGGTGCTTGCCAAACGAACCGATGGGCACAATGCGTCGAAGCTCAGATTGGCCGTCAAGCGCAATCTTGGTGGCCATCACGTCGAAGGCGCCCTCGCCTATCACCACGTGGTCCGCGCCGTTGGCGTTGTGCCCGTTGTAGAGGTGGGCACCGGTCGAAGCAAATCCTGGCGGGAACAGATACTTGCGCGGCGCCAGACCCGTGATGTCGCGCCCCTGAAAGCTCACCAGATCGCCACTGAGGTCAAACAGCGGGATGATGATGCGCTTGGCGTAGCTTTGCACCTTGCTGCTGCCGTCCGTATCCTTGTAGCGGAACACGCCATTGACCGACATGCGCAGCGCGAAATACCTGGCCACGTCCGCAGTGATGTTGCGGTTTTCCAGGTATTTCAAATTGCGCCCGTTGTGCGGCAAGGCCACCGACTCTGGCAGGATCAGGTCTGTGTTCAGGTTGACCGCAATGACAGCCTTGCGCGCAGGCCGCCAGCCTTGCTCTTTGGCGACTTGCTTGACGTGCTCGACCACCGCGCCGGCAGGCGGCGTGCCCAAGCTGGCCTTGATAAAGGCCCACTTGTTGAAGTGGACCTCGCAGTCGCCCGAGAAGCAGTTGCCCAGGCCACTGTCCTGGTTGAGGTAGACCTTCCAGTTTGAATTGCCACAGCAAGGGCACTCCTTGACGTTCAGTTGAACGCCGCGGTTGCCGCGGGTGATTCGGTAGGTCACCCCTTCGCGATCGAGCCAGGACTCCATGTCAATGGCGTCCAGCAGCTCGCCCAGATCTTCAGTTGCCATGTCAGAGCCAAAACACTGTAAAAACGACGACGAGCATCAGGAACCAGAAAGCATCAGAGTCCATCATTCAACCCTCAGAACAGCCTGGCAGAACTGCATCATGGCCAAGTTTTGTTTGATCACGATCGTGAAGCCAGACTCCTGGTTTCGCGATGCGGCGAAATAAAGACGGGCCTCGCCTCGCGCCGCCTCTTCCTCGGTCTTGTTGATCGAGATCATGATGTCCACCGTGCGCACCTTGTTGAAGTCTTCAGCAACGTGCTCGGCTTTGGCCACAGCAGCCTTATAGCCGTCTCGGTTGGTCTGAGTGGCCGTCAGCATGGCCAGGTTCTCTTCGAAGGCGATAGCCCGCAAGTCCACATACACCGACTTGGAGTTCTCGATGGCGTCATTCATGCGAAAGTTGGGCGCCATGATGTCGGCGTAGTCCACGACCACCAGATCCCACTTGATCACAGGACGAACGCTGCCGTCGCGGTTGCGGCCTGGCGACTTGTAGCGCTCGATCAGCTTGCGCAGCATGTTCGGCGAGAAGGTGCCAGAGGCAAACTCATGCACCAGCAACTTGCCCGACTTGGCGTGAAGCTCGCGCACCACGTCCTCGACGTGCCCAATCTTGTCGCTCAGCTCCTTCATCAAGGTGCCAGACAGGCATGCGTCCAAGCGATCGCTGATGATGTTGGCGCCCACTTCGAGGGTCACATACAACACGTTGAAACCGGCCAGAGATCCCGACTTCGCAAAGTTGATCAGCGCCGTGGTCTTGCCCGCTTTCGCGCCACCCATGATCGTGGCCAGCTCCTTGCGACCCCACCCCCGGTGGTAGAGAATATCGTCCATTTTGGCGATACCGGTCGTGATGCCCTGCGGCGGGCGCTTGCCAGACGCCTTGTCGATGCGCTCGGACGTGCGGTCACCGATGCGGTCGAAGTAGTCGTAGGCGTCGCCCTCTTCATTGATGCCAATGCCGATGGCTTCCTGGATTGCCTCTTCGATCTGCGGGAACTTCTTTTGGCCCAGCAGCGTCACTGACCTCAAGATGGCCTGGCTCATAGCCTGGTGCCTGGCGAACTCAACAACCTTGTCTTCGACATAGCCGCGGCTGCCAATGTCGGCATCCATCAGCTCTTTGCGCGCAGTGATCACCAAAGGAACAATGTCCTTTCGAATGACCTTGTTGGCTACGTCGTCACGAACAACGGCGCTGAGCGTCACCCTGTCAGGGGCCTCGCTGTATTTCTGAAAGTGCCGCAGCGCGACGTTGACCAGGGCCGCCTCGCCGGCATTCTCGAAGAACTCAGGGCGCAGCAGGTGCGCGGTGCGTCTCAAGAACTCAGTGTCGCGCACGGCATGCGCGGCAACTTTGGATTGAAAGTCCGCGTCGAAGTCGAAAGCCTCGAACTCCTCTTGCGGCGCAGAGTCAACAACGGGGGCCGAAGCCCCCGTGAATGCGTCGCCAATCATTTGTGCGACCGACTGCTCGGCCACTGCAACTGCAGTCATGTCAGTGCGCCTTTGCTTCAGCCGTGACGATTGGCGTGAACTCGGAAATGTCGTGCTTGAACAGCACGCGAGTGATGTAGCTGCCATCAGGCTGCGTCACCTTGACCGACACGGTGAAGTTGTCGGCCGCCTTGACGGTGCCGCGCACTTCGCTACCGTCGCTGGCCTTCATGAAGATCACATCCACGCCCGAGGTTTCCAGGGCCTTGAGGAAGGCCTGGTGCCCCTTCAGCGGGTTGTTGGGGTTCTTGCGAAGCGTGTTGACCTGGCGGGGTTGGCGCGAATCGTCGCGTTGCTGTGAGCGGGCGAACTCCATCTGTTCACGGCGAACAGCTTCATCTTGGGGTTTGGTCAAATACATGGCGTTCGAGGGCATGGGTTCTCCAGAGGAAGAATCGAAAAAAGATGCGACAAGTATAGTCACCGATGACTTAGTTAGTCAGGCAGCCGAACCTCCTTGATTGCCCGATCAATCACGCTGACATCAAAGTGCCTGAGCGCTTCTTCCACCCTGACCGCGTCGAACAGGTAGATTGCCGCGTGCAGCGAGTAGTGCGGCACCTTGCGGCGCTTGATTTGCTCGATCACGAACTGCTCATGTGCCCGTTGCGTGTCGTGACCCATGAAGTTTGACACCCTGAAGTAGGGGTCGCGAGCGACCTGCAAGGCGGTTTCGCACTGTTCCTCCCAGGCCAGCATGGCATCCGTCAGCAGCTCCTGGTTGTTAAGCAGCATCGAGGGGCGTGGCGCGAGAACCCGGCCATCTCCGACCAGTCTGTGCATCCACCTCATAGCAAAACCCAGGAAGAACTCGTAGCGCATGCCAAGCTCGTCGCAACGCTGGCGAAGACGCCAAAACGACATCTTCTCTTTGGCTTCCAGGAAGTCGTGCCCTTTGATGGCGCGAACGAAAGGTGCCGCATCTGCGTTGACGGCCATCCTGTGAAATGCACGGTAGGCGTCGTTGTAGCGCCTCATGAACAGGTAGGTCGCTTGCATGGGGTGGAGCCGACGGTAGTCGAACCACTTCGACTGCATGAGCGTCGGCTCTTTGGCCAGGTCTTTGGCCGGGATGTGCTGGATGGTCAGGACTTCATAGTTCAGAAAGTCCAGGCTTCCTCCAAAGAAGTTGCCCAGCCACAAAGGTCTTGGGGTCATGCTGCGCTTCCGCAAAAGATAAGTGATTACTGAACTCAGTATAGACACTTATATGGGAAAGCAAAGCAAGCCCCAAGTCCTCCCCAAGTCAATGAAGCGTCGGCTCCTCATCGTAGGCAGAGACGATCTCCTGGCACAGCCCACTGCGAACGATGTCGGCTTTGGTGAAGCTGACGTGCTTGACGGACGGGATGAAGGACAGCCGACGAATGGCGTCCACCAGGCCCGACTCGCCACGCACATCCTTCTGAGCTTGGTCGCCATTGACCACCACCGTGGTGTCGTTGCCGATGCGGGTGAGGAACATCTTCATCTGGGTCGGCGTGGTGTTTTGCGCCTCATCCAGGATCACGAAGGCGTTCTTGAAGGTCTTGCCGCGCATGTAGGCCAGCGGAGAGGCCTCGATGGTGCCGCGCTTGATCAGGTAATCCACATGCGTCTTGCCAAGGCGCTCGTTCAGGGCATCACGGAAAGGCTGCAGGTAGGGGTCGAACTTCTCTTTCAGCTCGCCAGGCAGGAAACCCAGCGACTCGCCTGCCTCCACGGCTGGACGGGTAATCACGATCTTGTCGATCTGACCAGACTCCAGCATCTCAGAGGCCAGCGCAGCGCACAACCAGGTTTTGCCAGTGCCAGCTGGGCCAGATGCAAAGACCAGCTGGTAAGAGCGCATGGCGTCGATGTAGCGCCCCTGGTTGATGTTCATGGGCTTGATGGGCTCGACGCTGCGCTTGGGGGCGGGACGCGTGAAGCGCACATCTTCGAACTCTTCCGAAACATCGTATTGACGGCGCTGGCTGCGGCCAGCTTTTTTGGAAACTTCGAGCTTGCGTGTCATTTGTGCTTTCGTTGGGTGGGTAAAGCCTCAGATGCAGCCGATCAGCGACACTTGCGCGCCCGCAGACAGCGCTACAACTTCGCCAACGTAGATCTCATAGGACGTGTTGTCACTGAGAACTTCAGTTGCAAACTGCGCGGCGCCGGTGGCCAGGTCAAACGTGCCAATCAGAAGCGGAAAGCGACCGTCATTGCAGCCATAGATGTTGACCTGGGCCGTCTTGCCTGGGCCGCCGTCCAGGCTTACCTGGAACGATCGATAGAGGAAAGACGCGTAGGTCGGCTGTGGAGACGACACGCGCTGACCAAAGCCAATGGTCTTGGCGTCGTAGAGAATTTTGAATGGCGTCATGTGTGCTCCGTGTTAGACGCTGGCAACGACAGACACAAGGGCGCCTGCACCGCTCAAGCTGACGATTTGCGCGCGATAGGCAATAAACGGCGTGTTGTCGGTCGTCACCTTGGACACAGATGTGGTGCCCGACAGGGTCATCGTGCTGACCTCCACCGGAT